TCGACATCGAAAGTGAAGAGAACCTGGATAACTATATTGGGCTATTCAAGGATAATATTCTTCCGGACTTGGTATCAAATGAACAAGGCAGTCAAGCCAGTATTGATGCTGCTATTGCTGCCTATGAGAAAAAACATGGTTTGAAAGACGGTAAACCTGTTGAATCGACAAAGACAAAGAAAACAAAGAAACCGAAAGATGACGAAGAAGATGAAGACGAGGACGAAGATTTAGAAGGCTTGCCTGCTTCTGTTGTTAAGTTGTTGAAAGCCCAGCAGAAACAGATTTCCGAGTTGGCTGCATCTGTCTCTACTGTCGCTAAAACAGTCACTACTTCTACGAAGCAGGCATCTGCAAAAGCATTGTTTGCAGATGCTAAACTCCCTGCAAAATGGTTCAATCGTATTGACGTCAACTCTGAAAATTCTGTTGAAGAACAGATAAAAGAGCTGCAGGAAGAATATGCCGAAATCAAACAATCTGTTATTGATGATGAGGTTGCAGGTGGTGATTATAAGCCTAATTCCTATAAGCCCAAAGAACGTACCGAACAGGAATGGTTGAAGTTAATGGAGGACGAGGAAAGCTCTGATAATGGCACTGCTAGCCTTGGTCTGGAAGAATAATTATTAATATTAAAAGCTATGTTCAGAAAAAAACAAAGTGAATTTCAGTATGCTCCTGGTATCGAAAAGATTATCGAGGACATTCAGGGCGGTGGAACTATTGCCCGCGCGGAACTGAAGGGAATCATCGACGAGCTTCCTCCGCTTGTAATTGTGGGTAAAGATGCTAATGGCCTTTACCATATTGTTAAAACCGGAAAAGTTACTGCTGTCGCGGCTGCCGATGCTGTTGCTATTCAAATCGCAAAGAATCATGTGTTTAAAGTTGGGGAAGCTGTTACAATCGGCGGTGCTTTAACCGGAGCTTCTGATGTAATCTCTTCAATCGACAAAACCAATGCAGCTTATGACACAATAACTCTTGCCGGAGCTATTGGAGCCGCAAAGATTAATGATGTCTTAGTTCTTGTTACTGCTAAAGCTGCTGCCAAAGCTACAAAGTTCAAATATACACCAGAGGTTATCACTATGAACAAGGTTGATGTGACCGTAGCTAACCAGCAGTCAGGCCTCTTGGTGCGTGGTACTGTAAATGAAGCAGTAATACCCTACCCTGTTGACGACGCTATTAAAGCGTTGCTACGTTTTATCCGTTTTGTCTAATCCATTAAAATATTGATATATGGAAAGAAGTTTAATTAAACAAGTGAACCGTAAGAACATGGGAGCACGACTTAACTCACGTAAGGTTAAGCCGGTGTTCTTCCCTAACTTCTTCGGTGTAAAGCAGAAAGATTCTCTGAAATGGGAAACTTTGACCGGAGAGAAAGGTGCTCCTGTTATTGCAGATGTTATCAGTTTTGATTCTTCTGCACCGCAAAAGAAGCGTGAAGTTGTAGGTAAGATGTCAGGTGACATCCCAAAGACTGCTGTTAAGCGTGGTATGAATGAAAGCGATTGGAACGAATACCGACAACTTAGCCGGGATTGTGAAGGTGATTCGGATTTGAAATCGATCCTTGACCTCGCTTTCAAAGATCAGGACTTTGTATATAACGCTGTTCGTGGACGTTTCGAATGGTGGTGTATGCAGCTGATGTCTAAAGGTGGGTTCACTCTAAACTCAAGCAATAATAACGGTATTGTTACCGAGGAATTTGTTGGTTGTGGTATGAAGAATGAAAATAAAAAGGTTTCCGCTGCTGACTGGGCAAATGCAAACACGGCAGACGGATTGCAAGACATTGAAGATACAGTAGTTGCTGCCTCTGCTGATGGTGTTACCATTAAGTATGTAGTGATGCGCAAAGATCGATTTGCTTTATTGAAGAAACAGAAAGCCGTTATCGAGAAAGTTAAAGGCTGGATCAATCAGAAAGAAAAGCTGACTATCTCCAAGAAAGTTATCAATGAATATCTCTCAGCACAAGAGAATACAGAAGGTGTTCAGATTGTCTTAGTGAGCCCGGCTGTTCGTATTGAAGATGCTGCTCATAATCGCACTACGATCAATCCATGGGAAGCCGCTAATATCTGTTTCTTGGAAGATTTACAATGCGGAGACATCCAACATGGTCCTATTGCAGCGGAACATTCTGTCGAGTACAAGAAGAAAGCAACAACACTGAAAAAGGACTTTGTATTCCTTAGCAAGTGGTCAGAGCTTGAACCTTTCAAGGAATGGACTAAAGCAGAAGCTAATGCCATCCCGGTAGTCAACGATCCTGATGCAATGTATATCATGAAAACTGATGCCAAGGAATGGGCGGCCGATGAAGATACTGAAAAAACAGATGAAGAGTAAACTATAATGGCAACAATCAGAGAAACAATACTGGAATATCCATCTATTGGGGATATGGAAGGCTTCTTGGATAAGGTAGTCTTCATTAAGCGGGGTATCAACTCCGAAGCAGAATGTACTGCTGAAAGCATGAAGCAAGTCGGTCTTTGTGTCGCTGATACTTATGCCATGATGGTAAACTCACCGGATTTCAGTGAAAACAAGCTTTCTATCACTCATCCTCGTTCTTTTTATATTCAGACTGCAAAGCAACTGTATATAGAGAACGGGGAACCGGAGAAGGCGGCTAAACTTGCCAAGCGAATCATTATCAAAGGAAGGGCTGGTAACAGATGGTAAAACGATATCCACATACAGCGATAGTCACTATCGACGTTAACGGAAAGACAGTAAACGGTGAATGGGTTCCGGGGAAACCGATTGAAATATCCGTTCCTGGACATTATGATCCTGTAAGTGATGGTACTGTTATCTATAAACGTAATTCGGCTGGTGATGAAGCGCAAGTGCATGGTTATTTCTATACCAAAATTCAGCCTCAATCAGGTAGTAAGTTTTTGCGTTTGAAAGTCGCTTCCAAAGGTATTGACGTACCGATTATCTGTTGGGAACCTTATCAATCACATTCAATTATCAACGTATGAAAAACGGCATGACTCCCCTATTCACCTTTGATGAAATGGAACGCTGGTTCGACCATTTTCAAAGTAAGGCAGAAGATAAGATGCTTGTTTTCCTGCAAGCTGGAGGTGAAAAGTTTATCGAAGTGGCTCGTCGGAGTGGTTCATATAAAGACCAAACAGGTAACCTTAGAAGCTCTATTGGATATATAATAGCCAAAGATGGCGAAGTGGTTACAGAAAACTTTAAGGAGGGCGACAAAGGAACTGATAAGACAACCGGTAAGTATAAAGGTCGTAGGCTTGCAGAAGAAGTCTCACTGTCGTATACTGGTGGTTATGTATTGGTAGGTGTTGCAGGAATGGAATATGCGGCTGCCGTGGAAGCTAAAGGATATGAAGTCGTTTCAGGGGCTAATACGCAATGTGAGAAATATCTAAGAGATACATTGAAATCTGTTTTTAGAAAGATTTGATTATGGATGAATTCGACGCTGTAGATATAGTCTACGATGCTGTGATTACTGCAAAAACTAATGTTATGATTTACAAGGATGCATCGGAATCGGGTGTTACTAATGAACATATCATTATCAATCACCTGCAATTGAATGAGCTCGACTTCATTAATAAAGTGCCTGTTAACGTCAATATCTTTGTCCCTTTGAATGAAAACGGCATGCCCCGACGTCAGCGCATGAAGGAACTTAGGCGTAAGGTAAGGAAATCGCTTGATTCAATCAATAGCAATGACGGTACATGTAAAGAAGTGACAGTTCTCTGGAGTGTTCCAATGCCGGACTTGAAAGAGGGCTTTGCTTGTACAAATATTAGATTAGAAATTTTAATAGATCAATAATTATGGCAGGAGAAGTAAGACCTATCGCTATGGGCGTAGGTAAAATTAAATTCGGAACAGTCGGTGACGGTGTTCCAGGAGCGGACCTCAAAGATTTTCCTCTTCCGACAAAAGGAAGTGTTGCATTTAACTTTGCAGATCCCAAGGAAGTGAAGATTGAAGTAGAAGGTAGTGAAGAACCCCTTTATGTTGAGCTGGTGAAAGATACGACAGATTATGTTGAGTTCTCCATCCCTACTCCATCCAATGAAGTCCTTAAAGAACTGGCAGGCGGTGAAGTAGATACAACAGGAGGAAAAAACATTTGGAAAAAGCCTATTAACACTCCCTCTATTTCAAAAACGTTTCAGTGCGAGACATTGCCTAAAGACGGAAAGAAAGTGGTTTATACCATCGTCAATGGTAAAATTGCCTCAAAGATTTCACAGGCTCCGGGATCAGAGCAGGCAGAGTTGTTACTTGTTCGTGTATATATGCAGTCTGCTATTACTGCAGAAGGTAAGAGACAGACCGCTTTCATGCGCGAAGTAGTTAGCATTCTTGAAGGTGGAGAAGCTCCCGCAAATGCAGCGAATATCGAGGGCGGAGAAGCTGCCCCAAGTGCAGCTAAGAAATAACTAATTGGATTCCTGTATAGCTTAGTTGGTAAAAGCGCTACATTGGTTATGTAGATACCGGCGGTTCGAATCCGCCTGCAGGAGCAAACTATTGAAGAATGGAGCCGAAAGTATTGAAAGTTAGTCGCGAATAACTGAATGTATTGCCTGGAAGTACAACGGGCTAGGCTCCTTGAGGAAATTATGAGTATAAAGAACTTATTTCAGCAAGAATCGGAATCCGTAACGGAGCAGCCTGTCAAGATTCCATTTGATTTTACTAACCGAGATTCTATTCCGAAAGGAAAGGATCCCGGTGATTGTATTGTAATAAAGCCTATCACTGTCCGGACATGGTTTAGAATTCGTCCACTTCTCCTTGAAATTGAAAAAGAAGATATTGATAAAATGATTGTTAAAGATGGTGAGCTGAATGCTGATTTTCCAGAATTGATGAATAAATATGGAGGACTACTTCTCGATGTCGTTTGCCTGGGCATTCATAACAAGCCAAGTGATCCGCCGGCATGGTTTAAAAACGCCCTCATTGACAATACGACATGGGAGGATATACGCATATTATTCAATGCAATCATATATCGCATAGGGTACCACCCTTTTTGTACCTCTATCACGATGCTTCGGAACGTGAGCCCGCTACGAGAGACGGAGATAATAGCCGCTCGGAAGAATCTGCAAAGCTGGAAGGATATAACCAAAGCAGATTCTTAGTTATTGCAAAGGAAGCTCTAGGATTAACGTTTAATCAAACGTTGGATAGTAGCTATGGATTAATAGAGATATTACTTCAGGAGTACTCATTTGTGATGAGACAGCGTAATAAGATGACTGACGAAGACGGAAATGTTGAAGGACGAGATTATGAGTGGGTAGAACTTCCGTCTTTTGATGACCCTAGTAAGACAGTCAGGATAAAGAAATATAACGATATTGCTGGAAAGGTCAAACGATAAGGTAATTTGCCATTGTGTTTATATATTAGGTTAACTGTTTTTTTATAAATTGGTTTAGAGTATGTTTTCTAGTCCCTTGTATCTGTGAAGATATGGGGGATTATTTTTTAATCTCCTGAAGCTTCTGATTGAGAGATGCATTATCCCGCTGTAGATTCTCAATCAATCTTTTCTGATAAGCGAGCATCCCTTCAATTCTTCCTTCATCCTTGCCCTTCTTGTAAGCAGCATTAATTTCTTCTTCTGTGTAGTTCCTTTTATTCGCTACAGATACGTTCTCATTTTCCTTGGTCATGGCGCTAATGAATAGTAATTTATATATTATAGAAAAAGGCTATCTCTCCCCTATTCTTTCCGACCAAGGAACATAATCTATTGCAACGCATTAGGATTATGTAGCAAAGGGAATTGATAGCCTATATTGTGGTATAGTAGGCGAATCAACTCCCTAATACGTTGAAATAAAAATCGTTCCTTGGTCTTAGAACACTGCAAAGATGCTTATTCTTCTCGAAATAGCCAAATTTTACCTCCTCTTTATATTTTAAGAATAAATGCTATATGGGTATTCAGAATAAAGATGGTGCGTTATATTTCGCTACAGGTATAGATAATTCAGGGCTATATTCCGGGCGTCAAGAAGCGATGGGAATCATAAAGGCAATGGCCGGTGAAATTACCGCTTTTGATGTATTCGGAGGGATTGGCATTAGTGCGGGAATCGCTTTTACTCAAGCAGCCAAAGAAGCATATAACTTCGAAAAGCAGTTCCAGCAAAGCATGAAAGAAGTTGCTACTCTTTCAAGCGGGATAAAAGGCAGTCTTACCGATTTTATGAATAGCGTTATTGATATGACTAGAGAGGTTCCAGTCGGAGCCGTAGAGTCAGCGAAAGCACTATATCAGATTGTATCTGCAGGACATGATGGAGCGGATGCTATGAATATTCTAAAAGTATCTGCTAAGGCTGCTATCGGCGGCGTTACAGAAACGGCTACTTCGGCAGATGCTATCACTACAATTCTTAATGCATATAAAAAAGGAGCTTCTGAAGCAGAATCTGTTTCTGATATGTTATTTACCACAGCCAAGCTTGGTAAAACTACAATGGGAGAACTTGGAAAGAGTATTGCTCAAGCTGCTCCCATTGCCTCGTCCTTCGGTATTGATATTGAAGACGTGCTAGCAGCTGTCGTATCAATAACCAAACAAGGTGTTCCAACAGCCGAAGCGATGACTAAAATACGTGCGGCAATTATGGGAACGGCTAACCATTTAGGTGATGCAGCCTTTTCCGGACGTTCTTTCCAGGAAGCATTACAGCTGATCTATAACGAAGCAAACGGAAGTACTACAAAAATGAAAGAATTATTGGGTACCGACGAAGCTTTACAGGCTGCACTAATGATAACCGGACAAAATGCAGTAGGTGCTGCGTCCGATCTGGAACAAATGAAAAATGCAACAGGTGCCGCAGAAGCTGCTTTTATAGAAATGTCCTCATCAGCCGAGAATCAAATGAAGCTTCTTGGTAATAATATAACAGCTGCCCTTCGCCCGTTAGGAAAAGAAATCTTAAAGGAAATATCCAGTGCAGCGCAATCTATGAATGAAGCCTTTGCTGACGGAAGCGCTCAAGAAGCATTGAAAGAAATAGGAGCATTAATAGTTGTTGTTACGACTGCCCTTGCAGGATACAAAGGCAGTATTCTTGCTGTAAGTACTGCTAAGCAAGTATATGCAACGGTAACAGCAATTGTAAATCGACAGCGTGCTATTGAGGCCGCTGATTTAGTCCTAAAGAAAGGCTTGTACGCTATTGAGGCAACAATGATTGCAAAGAATACATCTTCTCGTATCTTATTGACAAAAGCCCTCAAAGCTCAAACTATTGCACAACTAAAAAATGCTGCTGCAATGTTAACTAATCCTTATGTATTAGCAGCTGCCGCATTTGCAGGGCTTGGGTATGCAATTTACAAATGTGCTACAGCAGAATCTGTCTCCGAAAGAGCTATAAGAAAGCATAATGCTGCTATGGAGACTCAAAAAAAACATTTTGATGAATTGAAAAATAAGGCAGAAAGTCTTGTCAATATTATAAGAGATGAAACATCCAGTCAATTTGATAAATTAAGTGCATACAAACAACTTCAATCTATAATGCCAAATGTTTTAAAAAATCTTGATTTAGAGAAGATTAAAACAATGGAACTCCATGATATTTTAAAACTACTCAACAAAGATAAAAATGAGCAATATGTAATGGGGATTAAGGTTAGAGCTGTTATGAAGCAAGAAGAACTTGATGCAGCTACCGCTGAATGGCAAAAGGCTATCGATGAAGCTGAAAAAAATAGAAAAGATGGTATTGAAGATCCAGGATTAAGTATAAGAATTGGACGATTAGCCAAAAAGAAGAATGAAGCTGCAGAGTCTGCCCGTCTTGCAAAAGAAGAAGTAGAGAAAATAAATGAAATTCAGAAGAAAGCAAAGGAAGAACAAAAGAAAGAAGAAGAAAAAGCTGCCATTCAAAATAAAGCCTTTTGGACAAAACAAAAAGAAGATGCTACTAAAGCATTGGAATCAATCGCTTCAGCACAAAAGAAGCAAATGGATGCCGGAAAGTTCAAAGGGATAGATTCTGCTGTGGTAAAGTCTTATAAAGAAAATGTCAAGAAGCTAAAGGAGGCTGAAAAAGAATTAAAAGTCTATGATTCATCTTCCAAGAAGGATGACCAAGCGAAAAAGCTACGTGAAGAACAGGAGAAATATAAACTCCTGCTAGATAAGCAGAATAGAGAGCAACAGCGTATGAAAGAAGACTCTGCAAACCAACTAGAGCAGCTTGAAATAAATAAGCTTAAAGAGAGCAGTGAAAAGGTTCTAAAACAAAGGGAACTCAATCATAAACTAGAATTACAGGCTATCGATCGCGAAGCTGAAGACAAAAAGTTAAAAGTGATTGAAGATGCTCGTTCCGCCTTTGATGCTAATCCTGACAATAAAGATAAAATCTTCAATGCATCAGTATATGTCAAGTCAGAGCCAGTAAAGAAACAGTTTGATGCATTTGATAAAGTTGCTAATGAAAAAAAGGAAACTACAGATTTAAAGTACAATCGTGGGGATGATTTAGCTGATTTGCTGAATCAGTATCAAGACTATACGGACCAACGCCTTGCTATTGAACGAAAGTTCAATGAAGATATTGCTACCCTGCAGGAACAACGAAAACAAGCAGTAAAGAATGGAGATACAGATCAAGTAGAACAGATTGATCGTTCCATAGCCCAGGCGACAAAAAACAAGGGAATGGAATTGATGGGCCTGGATTACGATAAGTTGAAAGAGTCTCCGGAGTATGTTCGTGCATTTGAAAATCTGAAAGAAACGTCTTCTGAAACTCTTAATTCTCTGCTTACTCAATTAGAGAATGCAAAGAGTACGGCTGCCAAAGTTCTTTCTCCGGACCAGCTTCGCGAATATACTAGTACTATTCAATCAATTATGGATGAATTGGATTCACGTAACCCGTTTCAATCATTATCTGACAAGAAGAAAGAACTAGCAGAAGCAGAGGAAGAGTTAGCTAATGCGCAAATTGAATTAGAAAATGCTAAACAGACTCAAGAAGCTGTAAAAGGTGGTGCTAAGATTGAAAATGGTGTCAAGTCCTCTAAATTCAACGAAAAGACTGGTAAAATTGATTCCACAAAAGCTTATCTGACCGAGGCACAGGCTTTGGATAAAGTAAAAGAAAAGACTTCGAGATACAATGAGGCGAAAGATAAGGTGGTACAGAAGGATGCTAAGGTAAAGAAAGCAGAGAAAGATGTAAAAGCACAGTTAGATGAATTATCAGACGCATTAACTGATGTTGGAAAATCAATCGGTGGACCGGCTGGTGAAATTATCTCATTGATTGGTGAAATAGGGACCTTTGCATTGACTGCTATGAGTGGTGTTGAAATGGCAGCAGATACATCGGCTAACGCTATCAGTACAGTTGAGAAGGCATCTGTTATTCTTGCTGTTATTAGTGCCGTTATACAGGTAGCAACAAAGATTTTCAGTATGTTCACTAAGGACGATACGACAGAAAAATACGAGAAAGCGAAAGAAACGTATGAATCCTATATTAATATTCTTGATCGGATAATTGAGAAACAGCTGGAGTTAGCGGAGACCTTGACAGGAGATACCGCAAACGCTGTTTATGAAGCTGCTATTGCCAATATCAAAGAACAAAGCGCAAATGCCCGAGTACTGGGGCAACAATACTTAAATTCTGGTGCTTCTGGAAAGTCACACTCAAAGGGTTATGATGAAGTAGATGATATGTCCGGTGAAGGTTGGAAACAAGCTGCAGAGGCATTAGGCATGTCCGTAAAGGAATTTAAAAAGAAAATGGGTGGTCGTATGACTGGATTATTTGATTTGACCGATGAGCAACTTGCGGAACTTCAGGAACATGCCGGTATCTTCTGGTCTCAACTTGATTCAGACACGCAGAAATTTGCAGATCAAATCGCAAATGGTGTCGGACAGGTAGCGGAGGTGCTGGAACAGCAAATAGCTGATACCACGCTTCTTGATTACAGCTCTCTTCGTTCAGACTTTCAGGACTTGCTTAATGATATGGACGCCGATTCTGCTGACTTCGCTGATAACTTCGAGGAATATATGAAGAATGCCATCGTAAATTCTATGCTTAAAGAAGAATTCATGGACAGCTTAATGGCTTGGAGAGAAAAACTTAACAATGCTATGGATGACGGTGTGACTGAAGATGAGTATAATGCACTGAAGGCAGAAGGGCAACAGCTCTCTAATGAAATGAAAGCAAAACGAGATGCAATGGCAGAAATGTTCGGCTGGAATGATAACGACGATGAGCGTGAGGCATCAAAGAAAGGATTTGCTTCAATGTCGCAAGATTCAGCCAACAAACTAGATGGAAGCTTTGCTGTAATGACTTCGCATACTTATTCTATAAATGAGGAAGTTAAGAGTATTAATTCAGGAACAGAGAAAATAGCAGAGAAACTGTCATATCTAATAAATATGGATAAGAATATGGCTGAAATGCTTCGGGGTAATGATACTATTGTTTCCCATTTATCGGATATCTCCAATTACACATCTAACCTTGTGGAAATAAGAGAGTTCATGTACGCTGTAAAGCTGGGAATAGACACGTTAAACACTAAAGGTATAACATTAAAGCGATGAAAGAGCAATTATTGATTGACGGAATAGAGGCATATACCAGCTTGGGTATATGTATTACAAAGGGAAGTTATAATAACCTGGTAGCATTTCCAACCATGAAGGAACCGGACAAGAATGATTGGCCGGAAGAAGACGGACAGGAATTTGATCTTTCTAGTCCTACATTGGATACGGCTGAAGTAAGCATTGAGTTTGCATATATAGGCAGTTTGGGTATTGGTGGACTGATTGATATACTTTCTGACTTGAGTTATCATGAATTTTACTTTCCCTTAATCGGCAGGAGTTATAAGTTACGTCTGTCTTCCCAAAGCAGCTATGTTATTAATCCGGGCCTTGAAGTTGCTAAATTTATTTTTAGTAACGACTTCCCCCGAGAAGTCGATTACGAATACCAGGAGCCCGTAAATGAGCTTCCAATGCCTAAAGGTTACGAGATTGATGACAAAGACTTATCCGATTATGGCGTAGTCGTATTGCAAGGTAGCAATGCTGAAATACTAAAGGCTCCGACGGTAAAAAAGAACCTATTACAGAATTTCAAGCGTCAAGACGGAGCAATCTACGATGGTGAAGTTGTGAAATTCCAAACCAAAGAAGTATCTCTCAAATGCCTGATGCGGGCCGGGACGGTTGAATTGTTCTGGCGTAATCACGATGCCCTACTCCATGATTTAACACGGCTATCTGCTAAAGTCGATGATGAAGGATATGAGTATTCCGACGCGGAACGTATATTTTATTGTGATGAATGGAGTGAAAGCTATCCCTGCTATTATAAAAGTTGTCAGACGAATGATTTCATGCTAAATAACGGTGTATGGTGGGAATTTACCTTGAAACTCGTATTTACCAGCTTTCGGATCGGAGAAACGGAGTTCTTGCTTTCATCCGAAGCGGGCGAATTTATCATAACAGAGGACGGAGAGTTTTATATAGATTTAAATTGATTTGCTATGCCATTAAAGAAGAAAAAAATATCAGAACTGAACGAAGCCAGCGACATGAAAGGCTTCTTCACTATCGGCTACCGAGTAATCAACGGAGTTAAGACTAGCCTTAAATTTGGTTTAGAGAAGATTCAGACTGCCTTGGATAATATGCTCAAGGCTACGAGTGATGCACAAACAGCAACTACCGATATGAGGCAGTTAGAAGCCACAGTTGAAGAGAATGAATCGACTCGTGAAACTGATGAATCCCGTCGCAATGCTTCCGAACAATCCAGGCAGACAGCCGAAACGAATCGTTCTCGTGAAGAGCAAGCCCGGGAAGTTGCTGAATCAGTACGTATCACTAATGAAAATGCACGTAAAACCGCTGAAAGTGGACGCTCTACTGCTGAAACTGCACGGGACAATGCAGAAAAGAAACGTGTAACTGACGAAGGTACACGAGAATCTAACGAGCAGGTTAGAAAGAATGCTGAAACAGCGAGAGGCAATGCCGAATCCGAACGTGTGACTAATGAGAATGCACGCAAATCTGCCGAAACTTCCCGTGTGTCCGAAGAAGATAAAAGAAAGACTTCCGAAACAGAACGTGTTACGGCTGAAACCGGACGTTCCTCTGCTGAAAATATCAGAAAGCAAAATGAAGATGCGCGTAAGACAGAAGAAGCGGCCCGCGTAACTGCTGAAGATAAACGGGTAATTGCTGAATCCGGACGTGTTGATACAGAAGCTGAACGTGTCTCGGATGAACAAACACGTAAAAGTAATGAAGATGCACGCAAGACCGCTGAAACAGGTCGTTCTTCTGCTGAATCGGAACGTGTGAAGGAAGAAGACAAACGAAAAACTGCGGAGAGTGGTCGTTCTTCCGCTGAATCTACCCGTGTTTCTGCCGAGGATAAGCGGAAAGCAGATGAAGCGACAAGGGAAACGAATGAAACCTCACGTGTGGCTGCCGAATCTGACCGTGTTACCGTCGAATCTGAACGTGTATCTGCCGAAACTGCCCGCAAGTCAGCGGAGACAGACCGGGTGTCAGAAGAAAGTAAGAGAAACGCTGCTGAAACCGAACGTGCCACGGCTGAAACTTCTCGATCATCCGAAGAAGATAAGAGAAAACAGAATGAAGATGAGCGTAAAACTGCGGAAGGTACTCGTTCATCAAATGAGACTAAGCGTGTAAATGCCGAAACTGAACGTGTCGAAGCAGAGTCTCAACGTAAGTCAGAGTATGCCGATATTGTGCAGGAAATGACACAGGCAACAGAAGAAGCCACGGCAGAGCTTGAAGCCGTTAAGAAAGCTACTAACGATGCAAATGCCGCTAAAAATGCGTCTGTTGAGCAGACAGCCCTCGCTAAGAAAGCCACGGATGCGGCTAATACTGTGGCTGGTAGTGTTAATGAAGCCAAAGAAGGAGCTAAGATTGCAGCGGCAGGCGCCAATGCCGCTAAAGCTGAATCGGAAGCTCAAACTGCCTTAGCGAAGAAAGCGACAGATGACGCAAATGCAGCCAAGGATGCATCTGTAATACAAACAGGGTTAGCAAAGAAAGCCACGGACGATGCCAACGCAGCAGCATTGGCCGCTAACAATGCTGTTTCAGGAGTTGACGCAAAAGTGAAAGCTGCGGTTGATGCGCTTGTTGCCGGTGCTCCGGATGCTCTCGATACACTTATTGAATTGGCGAATGCCCTTAACAATGATCCTAACTTTGCCACGACGATGGCAACAGAGCTAGGAAAGAAACTTAATATTTCTGATATTGTTAATAATCTGACAAGTGGAGGGACTAATAAAGTCCTTTCCGCCGAACAGGGAAAGGCATTGAAAGCAGCTTTGGACTCCCATAACCATGATAGTCGATATGAACTGATTATCACTAAACTTACAGCTTTTAATAAAGATTTTGGGACTAGTGCTGGGACTGTATGCGAGGGTAACGACGCCCGGTTAAGCAATGCAAGAACTCCGTTAGCTCACACGCATAAGAAAGCGGATATTAGCGACTTCCCAACCTCGATGCCGGCAAGCGATGTATCTGCATGGGCGAAGGCTGCTAGTAAACCTAGTTACACAGCGAGCGAAGTAGGTGCATCTCCATCTAATCACAATCATGCTGGTACTTATGAACCTGCATTCACTAAAAACTCTGCTTTTAATAAGAATTTTGGCAGTGAGGAAGAAACTGTATGCGAGGGAAATGATGCACGTCTAAGTGATACACGTGTACCGAAAGCGCATACACATAAGGTTTCAGATATTAGCGATTTCCCTTCTTCTATGCCGGCAAGTGATGTTTCATCGTGGGCGAAGCAGCCGAATAAACCTTCATATACAGCTTCCGAGGTTGGTGCTTCTCCGTCTAATCACAACCACGCAGGAGTATATCAACCGGTCGGAAGTTATGCAGCGAGTTCGCATACACACGGAGCAACGGATATAACTCCTGATAGTATTCACCGTTTTGTTACCGATACGGAAAAAGAGACGTGGAACAGCAAAGCTGCGGGAAACCATAATCACGATTCAGTGTATCAAACTAAAGGTAGTTATGCTGCTTCATCACATAGTCATGATGCGACGGATATTAACCAAGATAGTACGCATAGATTTGTCACGGATTCAGAAAAGGCAAATTGGGATAGTAAGGCTGCAGGAAATCACAACCACGATTCAGTATACCAACCTAAGGGTAGTTATGCTGCAAGTTCTCATAAACATACAGCGACGGACGTTGAAGAAGATTCGACTCATCGTTTTATGACGGATGCAGAACGTACAAAACTTAGTGGAATAGCCTCCGGAGCTAATAATTACTCTCATCCGGCTTCTCATCCAGCATCAATGATTGAAGAAAGTACTACTAGAAAATTTATGACTGACGCAGAGAAAACTTTACTAAGTTCTCTCGGAACTAATGCAACTCAAGTAGCTAGTCAAAATTTGGGACAAAACGGATATGTCAAGTATAGTAATGGCTTATTAATGCAATGGGGAACAAGAGCTGGAGCAACGGGGACAACTAGTCTGTATTTCCCTACCAGCTTCTATGATACTAATTACAACGTTTATCTTACTGGAGGGATAAACGTTACAGGTGAATCATTTGTGTATGCTCCGGGTTATGACCCTAATAATAAGAATAAATCATATTTTAAATTCCTTACCCGTGGAATAAATTCAACTCCGGCTATCGTTTGGACTGGCTGGGATTTTACATGGTTTGCGATCGGTCGCTGGAAATAATTTAAAAACAAATATCATGAAGTATTGGAAACAAGGATTTTATGACGAGCCGGTAGACGGTTCGGTAGAAATTACAGATGAGCATTATAGCCAGTTATTAGCCGGACAATCAGCTGGATTACTCATAGTTGAAAGCACCAGAGGATATCCGATCTTAGTTGTATACGAGGCTACTATTGAAGAAATCAGGGTACAAAAACTTGATGAATTACGATTGTTCGATTCATCCCAAATAGTGAATCAGTTCAGTATTGATAATGTATTCGGTTGGTTAAACAAAAGCACTCGTGTAGGGCTTATGAACTCAATCAATATCGAGAAAGAAGCCGGACGATCTGAAACAAGTATCTGGATTGATGATACAAAGTTTGTCTTATCAATCGAAAGAGCTATTGACATGTTACAACAGTTAGAATTGTATGCCCTTGCGTGCTATGACACAACACAAAGGCATATCAACGCTATCAATCAATTAGAAACAAAAGAAGAAATTGAAGCATACAACTTCAAAACTGGTTATCCTGGAAAGCTCAACTTTTCCGGATACCCTATCGTATAATCATAGTTTTCGATTTCCTCAATAGTCTGCAATGCTCTGACTGCTGCGATGTGCAATTGTGTTACATTGTAGCAGTTTAGTGCATACATCTCAATCTTATTCAGCATTGCTAAAGCATCTGGAATAGGAATGATATACTTTGTTGCGTCATACCACAATACCGTGTCTGTTTTACCGATTTGTTTCTCAATCGAAATTGAGTTAAATAATCCAACACGTGTGGATTTGTCTAACCATACACTTTTCCTTTGAATTTTAAAAGAATTGACATTGGCCGATTTGTCAAATATCTGTATTTCAGATATTTTCATTTTTCGCACTTCTTCGATGTCGTACTCATATTCTACCAATATTGGGTAGCAATTCTTGCTTTCAACTATAATCAACCCTGCTGATTGCCCTGCTAATAACTCTTGATAATACTCTTCTGTTATTTCTACTGAACCGTCTACCGGTTCGTCATAGAATCCTTGTTTCCAATACTTCATAATTTATAATTTAGTTATTTCCAACGTCCTATTGCTATCCAACTATACTTTGCCCTGGAAACTCCTGTTCCTGAACTTGAACCAAAATTTCTATCCATTTTAAAACTACTAATAGTTGGATTAATTAATGGTGTAGCAGTATATACATTTCCATCATAAGCATCTTTAATAATACAGCCTTGGATAATGTAATCAGTATTACAAAAAGAAAGAGGCATGTAAATTGTAACCGTGGTAGCCGTTGAACCAAGTTGCTTCCCCCATTGGATCAACAACCCATTACTTAGTTTTACATATCCATTTTGTGCTTTTTCATTCCATAGATTTTGTGATTCTAATTGTATAGCATTAGTCCCGAGAGAACTTTGCGCAAAAAAGATTATAAAAAAGACTACCAATTTTCTACTAAAGTTATACATTCTTATTTCAATGTTATAATTTATTTCATAATTTCCAACGCCCAATAGCAAGCCAATCAAAAGTTTCTTGTGATAATCCAGTACTCCCTCCAGAGGCGTAATTTCTATTAATACAAAATCGGCTAACTGTTTTAGTTGAATCATCAATAGGTGATGCGGAATAAACACTACTGTCAGATGAAGGCTTGTAAACTGTTGCAAATATCTTATAACTTTTATCAGAAAATGATGTAGGCATAGTTATGGTGTAGCTAACAACTGAAGAACCTGAAACTTTTCCCCATTGGATTAACAGTCCATTTGGAAACTTACAGTAACCATTCTGTCCGAGGTTCTGTGTCGTAACATTGGAAAAATCTTTCAACGCACAATTTGTTCCGAGAGAACTTAGGTGAATTAAACTACATTTTGAGTGATTTCTTTTAAATATTTTTCATTTTGATTTATTTCGTGACAATGCCGTTGATGTTGTGTGTTATATATTATTTTGGCAATGATTCGTCTATCATTTCCTTACTTTTATGCCTATTATTCAATACATTTCTATTTGACGTTTATATTTTAGGATATAATTCTAAGGACATGATAAGTTTATATAATGGTGATAAGGAAATAAAAATCGAAGTAAAGGATGAAAGCTACTCTTATGAAGCTATCATGGGAGAAGATACACTCACTTTGTATTTTTCACATCCGGGGTATATTGAAATTCCAGTTGGCTCCTGGTGTGACTTCTACGGGAAGCGTTATTCCTTGAAGAAGGATAGCAATTTCAAGAAGAACGGTGAACGTAACTTCGAATATACATTGATTCTGGAAACTGGGAAGGCTGATACGATGTTGTGGAAAGTACGCCATACCGTTGATAGAAGTATTAAGTTCTCATATACAGCTAAGGCACACGAACATCTACGTCTACTCGTTGAAAACCTGAACCGTCGGAGTACCGGGTGGAAAGTCGGTGATTGCATTGAGGGAGCGGAGAAAGTAATCAACTACAATCACACTTATATTCTTGACGCTCTCAATCAACTTGCAGAACTATATGAAACAGAATGGCAGATCACTGAAGAAACTGTGAATGGAAAGCAAATTAAGACTATCCATCTGCGTAAAGTTGAGTATAACAAGGAGAACCCTTTGAAACTGTCGTATGGTAAAGGCCACGGCTTCAAGGTCGGTGTTGGTAGGACTTCTGGGGATATACCACCCGAAATAATTTTGGTAGAAACTACAGATCGCAATATTGATTATTCTACATACGGTTCTAAATACCTGTTACTTCCAAAGAATAAGACTATCCGATTTGATGGAACCAAATTTGAGAATGAAGAGGGCTTCGATTCTACTAAGGCGCGTATCTATAAGACCGATGCGGATGGAACTTGTATCATGCGTGCTGATAAAGAACTTACAACAGCAAAGGAAGATAGTCTGGACTGTACAGCAATTTATCCTTCCCGTGTTGGTACTGTTAGTTCTGTTATTGAAGTGAACAAGGAGAATAACTTCTTTGACTTTGTAGATAAAGACATTCCTGAAGAATTGAATTTCGAAGATTGTCTCATAGCAGGAGAAACAATGACGGTTATTTTCCAGACTGGTATGCTTACAGGCAAGGAGTTCGAAGTAAAGTATATCCATGAAGCGAAAGACAAGAAAGAGGCACGTCGATTTGAAATTGTTCCGCAGGAAATTGATGGTATTACTATGCCGGAGCCGGAAGTCTGGCGACCGAAGGTTGGTGATACATACGCAGTGTTCGGAATTCAATTGCCGAAAGCTTATATCTGTAACGATAGCACACAAACGGGTGCGAGCTGGGAAGCTTTCAAGGAAGCTGCTAAATACCTCTATGAACATGAAGATAAAGCATTCATATTTACCGGGACATTGGACGGTATTTGGGCAAAGAAACGCTGGTTGGAGATCGGCGGTAAAATAGTACTCGGAGGGTATGTTGATTTCTATGATACGCAATTTCATCCGGAAGGTTCTCTTATCCGGATGATAGGAATCAAACGTTTTGTGAATAATCCGTATTCACCCGAAATTGAATTGTCTAACGAACCGATAGGCACGTCTGTTTCAAGTGATCTGAACAAGATCGAAACTAACGAGGTGACAGTTATTGAGAAGCATAAGGATGCACTACAATTCACAAAGAGGCGGTTTCGCGACGCACAGGAAACGATGTCCATGCTTGAAGATGCACTGTTGAACTTCTCCGGCTCTGTCAATCCGATAACCGTTTCAACCATGCAACTGCTTGTAGGTGATGAAAGTTTGCAATTCCGTTTTGTAAATTCAAAAACGAATCCGGTACAGGAATCTCACAATATCACTTTCAATACAAGTACAAAGATACTGAATGCTCCGGCAGGAATCATTCAGCATTTGACACTAGGTATTAGCTCTCTTTCTTCCTCTCACAAAGCAGATGAATACAAGTACTGGGATATGGCTGAATACAATTCTCCGGCACTCATTGACCCGAAAAAGAAGTATTATCTATATGCTAAAGTTGGCAAGGAGAATCAAGCCGGAACATTCCTCTTGAGTGAAACGGCTATTAAAATGGAACAGATAGCTGGATATTATCATTTGCTCACTGGAGTGCTTAACAGCGAGTATGAAGGTAGTAGAAGTTTTGTTTCCCTTTATGGCTTTACAGAAGTTTTGCCTGGACGAATAGCTACTGACATGGTAGTGTCTTCCGATGGCTTGAACTTCATTGATTTTGTCAACAATTCGTTTAGAGTTGGTAATAATGAACAATTTATAGATTTCAACTCAAAGGGAGATGGCAAATTGCGACTAAAAGGATCCATTATTCAGAGTGGAAGTGGAGAAGAAAGTTATATCGGTTGTTTTAGAGGTGTGTATAATAATTTATATACATATTATGAAGGAGATGAGGTTACTTATGATGATGGGAACGGTGCTTCTTCTTACAAATTTATTAGCAAAACTCCTTCAAAGGATATTGTACCTACTAATAAATCCTATTGGATTATTATTGCTTCTCATGGTAATAAAGGTGATAAGGGGGATGACGGAACAAACGGAGATCATATAGAATATGTTTATATGACAAAAGCTACGCAGCCCACAACTCCGTCCGGCAGTGATATTCCCCCATACGGATGGAGTTCAGTACCTACATCTCCCAATAATACAATGCATGTTTGGATGTCACAGGTTAAGGTAAGTGGCGCAGGTGTTGTAGGAGAATGGAGCACTCCAATACGTATTAGCGGAATTAATGGAAAAGATGGAGCAGATGGTACAGATGTTGAATTTATCTATAAACAAACCACTATATCCACACCTCCGACCAAACCTGAAACATCCCAAGAAGTGGACTATGTACCTTTGGGGTGGTCGGATAATCCTCAAGGAGTTAATTCTACCTATTTATATGAATGGATCTGCGTACGATATAAAATTGCTGGCGTATGGGGAGAATTTTCATCTCCTGTTGTTTGGTCTAAATGGGGAGAGAAAGGTATGGATGGAGATGGGTATGAATATATTTACAAGAGAACTACTGCGTCTACATCTCCCTCTCGTCCTACTGAAATATCACAAACCGATGATTTTATACCTGATGGGTGGGTGGATGATCCTAGAGGTGTTACATCAACATATATTTACGAATGGGTATGTGTTAGAAAGAAAACAAATGGCGTATGGGGAGGATTCTCTTCCCCAGCTGTATGGGCAAAGTTCGGTCAAGATGGAAATGACGGTTCGGATGGTGCGTATTTTGAATATCGGTATGCTAAGAATGGTTCAAATACAACGCCGCCGGAATTACTAAATACATCCGATATTCCGAATGGCTGGGATACTGTCATTCCTGCATTAAGCACCCTTGAATACTTATGGTGTACTATTGCAAAGAAATCGGCAAATGGGACATTGCTACAAAAATGGAGTGTACCATTAAGAGTAAATGGAGTAGATGGAGGTAAAGGCGATAAAGGAGAACCAGGGGATAAAGGGGAAAGTCCTGCAACTGTTTTTAGAGGAGTTTATAGCGATTCAAATACATATTACGGCACTAAATACAGACTTGATGTAGTTAAGTACAATGATGTATATTATGTTACTCGGATAGATGCCGGGGTATTCTTTGGGAAAACTCCTACAGATACGAGTAAATGGAATACCTTCGGTGCACAGTTTGATAGTGTAGCTACACAGTTGTTGTTAGCAGAATATGCTAATTTAGGTGGATTAATTTTCAAAAACGAAAAACTAATATCACAAACTGGATATATAGGCAATGCCCCTTCAGATGAGTTTGAGAATGATAATTTTGCTCCTAATATAGAAATAGACGGTAAGAATGGAGGGATTTATTTGAATGGTTTTTTTGCCAGCAGGTTTTCGACTTCTTATGAAACAACGAAAGATAAATATCCGAAAACGATGAACTTCATAGTAAAAGATAACACAAGCTTAGATTTTGTTTTACCTAACTCCGAAATGTATATAGGCTCAATTTTAACGGTATATCTTGATAAAAACATCACCATAGGTGGCGGTGTGCGAATAGGTAGTGCTAGTGACTACGGTATTGTATCATATAAAGGAAATGGTATTTCATTATTTGTGAAAAACAAGGGTACTATTGTAAGATTAATGGCTACCAGATTTGAATCAAACAGGCTACAATGGGAACTTATTAATTTTGATTCTAAACACTTTTCTTTTGTCGATGTAGCAGGAGGAGGCGTAATGTTAGACAGGTCAGTGGTTTCTTCAGAAAGAAGTTTTTCCGATTTACCAAGCCTATTTAATTATTGGAATACAATATAGTTATGAATTGGATAAATAAAATTAGGCATTGAAACGAAGTATTAATTTAAAATTATAAATGGTTATGGATTATTTCAAAAACTTACTTATTGGATTGATTACCGGTATAGCTGCTTATCTCAATCCTATCTCTGGGGAGATCAAAAGTCTTATTGCTGTATTTGCCCTCAATTTCATTTGTGGACTGCTTACTGCACTCCTTATCAATCATGAGAGTTTTTCTTTTAAAAAAGCTTGGAGGTGTATCGTAGAAGCAACCATTTTCTTTGCCTTGGTTAGTTGTATCTATTTTATAGGTGAGCATAAAGGAAATCCGGAAGGTGCTCTGCAATGTGTCTCATTTATTACGTACAGCGTATTTTATTTCTATGGAGTAAATATTCTAAGGAATATCAAAGAAATTCTACCCAACTCTAGTAATGGTTACAAGGTAGTAGCTTTCTTGCACTATGTATTAAGTGTTGAGTTTATAAAGAACATCCCCTATTTAACGAACTACTTACAAAAAGGAGACGCAAAATGAAAACTATTGATGCAATTATCATCCATTGTTCGGCCACGCGTGCCGGGCAGGATTTACGTGCAAAGGACATTGACCGGATGCACCGGGCTCGGGGTTTCAATCAGATCGGTTATAACTTCATTATTGATCTTAACGGAATAGTTGAGAATGGGCGACCGCTAAGCATTGACGGAGCGCATTGTAATACTAAAGGATTTTCAGAGTCTTCGTATAATAAGCACAGTATTGGAATCTGCTATATCGGAGGCTTGGACGCATCTGGAAAACCTGCAGATACACGTACTCCAGTTCAAAGGACAGCACTACGCGAATTGGTCGCGAAGCTTTGTAAGGAATATCCTATAATTGAAGTACTCGGACATCGTGATACTTCGCCCGATCTGGACGGTAGCGGGGAAGTAGAACCGGTAGAATATATTAAGGCGTGTCCCTGTTTTGATGTTCGTTCCGAGTTTACCAACTTCTTACGTAATACAGTTATCCGACCATGAAAGCGTTACCATGGATTTTGATTGTATTGTTGGCCTTGGCGGTTCTGTTTTTATGGAACCGCCAACAAAAACTGTCAATGCTATCACATCCGGATACAACCGAATACGTCGAAACTATTCCTTTCTATTATCCAGTACCTAAGGATAGTGTAGTAATCAGGTATAAGTACGCGAAGTTGCCTGTTAAGAAGGATACCTGTAAGGTAAAGCAAGATACTTATACACCTGATTCGGCAGAAGTCATTATCCCTATTATTCAGAAGATGTATAAGGATAGTCTTTATCAAGCATGGGTATCTGGTTACGATGCGAAGTTGGATAGTATTGAGGTATATAGCCGGACGATGGAGATTAAAATACCTGCACCGGTTCCTACTAAACATAAACGTTGGGGACTTGGCTTACAAGCTGGGTATGGCTATCCAAATGGCTTTTATGTAGGCATAGGAGTGAGTTGGAATATGTGGCAGTGGTAAAATTAAACTTGAAAAGGAATAAAAAAACTCTAATTGTTTTGTGTCAGCTTAAAATAGGCGGGGAACTTAGTATAATATGGGATGTGAACTAATTTGATGTATTATAGTAGTATTTTAGGCTGTATATTCATTTTGGTCTCAATTTTTATATATCTTTGCGTTGTGGTATATACTCAATAATATTTTATACGTTATTATGTGTGAAACTGAAGAAATATTCTATGAAGATGAAAGAAGATTAAAAGAAAGTGGGGTGCGAGATGTTTTTACCCCACATACTCCTATTAATCAAGAAAATCTATTTAGAGGGAGAATGGCGGAGGTACAGCAAATTCTTTCTACCTTGAATACACCAGGTCAACATGTACTATTGTTTGGTGATAGAGGCGTTGGAAAAAGTTCACTCGCCAATATTACATCAAGTAAGCTTATCAAAATAACAGAGAAGGAATTAGTCATAAAGCGATGTTCAAAGTCTGACTCTTTCTGTACGATTTTTGAAAATGTTTTAATGAAATGTGGCATAGATTTATCCATTCAAACTAAAAACACATCTGGTAATATATCAGTGAGTGGGTTTGGATATCAAAGAAGTACAGAGCATGGTGGATTTTCAAATAAAGCCCAGTCTCCTTCATGGATTTGTGATAAAATAAAAGATTTAAATATATTATTGCTCATTGATGAGTTTGATTCTATTCAGAATAAAGATGATAAACATAAAGTCGCAGAGTTGATTAAATTATTGAGTGATTCAAATTCATCTTTAAAAATATTTGTAGTTGGTATAGCTGCATCTGCAGAAGAATTAACAGCAGGTCATCCATCTGTACAAAGATGCTTGAAAGAGATCAAACTTGATAAAATGTCTCAAAGAGAACTTGTTGATATTATAAAAAATGGTTCTGCTAAATTAAATTTGAATTTTACAAGAGATGCAATGTTTCGTATTTGTAGATTGAGTTCTGGATACCCTCATTTTACACATTTAATATCATTGAAGGCTGCTGAGATTGTTATTATTAATGAACTGGAAAATATAGGTATAGATGAAGTGAATGAGGCTATAGAAAAGTCGATTATTGATTGTGAGAATTCTCTACGACAATCGTATGAAGAAACAGTTAAGTCCTCATCTACAATGGTTGTTTATCGTAAAGTGTTATATGCAACCGCTCTATGTTATGATGAATTTATAAGAAGTAAAGACATTAGATTTATTTATAAACTTATATTCGAAGAAGAAATAACTCAGCAAAGGTTGAACCAATATTTAAGTAAACTTGTTTCTAATTCTGATGATAAAATTTTGAGAAGATTGACTAAAGGGGTTTATCGATTCGCAGATCCAAGAATGAGTTCGTATATTCGTTTAGTTCAGTCAGATATGTATTCCGATAAAGAGGAAGAAATATATGTAGGTAGGAAAATTGAATTTGCATAAACTGTTTTATTATGATTAAATGTATAATTATTACTGGAACATCATTTCAAGAGGTTGAAATTAAAGTAAACCGTTTTTTAACAATTAATAGAATTCATACTATAATTAAGGTTGTTAATTTAAGTGATGAACAGTATATTGCTATGGCAATATATTATGAGGCATGATATGGAATCGAAGAAGTAGAGAGGACTTCTTTTAAATCTATCCTTTAATAGAGATATATTACAATGTTGAAAGAATAGGTAGCTATTTGGCTACCTATTCTTGTGCTCTCTGTAGAATACTCGAATCGTTTGGAGCTTTCTTTATAAAGTTATTCTCAATCTGATAAGCATCCATCTTGTCAGCATTAAAAGGCTGTAGTAATGATTCAAGGTCTTCCTTTGTCAGAGATGGACTTAGCCATTTTTCTTCGTCCTCTTTAGATAGGATAGCCGGCATCCGATGTTTTGTATTATGGATATAATCAGTCAAAGGGTTGGTATCAGTGGTGATAATAGAGAAAGTATCATATTCTTCTCCTGTCTCTTTGTCTAGCCAACGATCGTAAATACCTGCCATCGAAAAGATAGGTTCATCTTTCAGATATATGTAATAGGGAATCTTCTTTGCTCCCTCATGCCTCCATTCAAAATACCCGGTTGACGGCACAATACATCGCTTCTTCATAATTGGTTCCCGGAAAGAAGGCTTCTCAAAAATAGTATCCGAACGTGCATTGAGAGTCATTTTTCGGATTTCCTGCGCATCTTCTTCGGTTCTTACCCAGAATGGTATTAATCCCCAGTTGAACACTTGTATCTCATCCGCGGTTGTGATAATAGGATATTTCGGAAAGTTGAATGCATTCACGTGATACTGCTCGTTTAGCATATCTTGGTATATTTCAACAATATCCGATTTACGACTGTATCGGGCGGCAAGTTTTATTGCTTTCGCTGACATGGAATTATGGAAACACATACTATCTACAATTAATGTCTATAATCTGATTAATATCAGTAGTATAACACCCAGAGAGTTGTTCTTGTTTAAGTTTCCAGTCTCTTCCAGTTCCTTGAATAGCCAATTTAACGAATTGGTTATGCTCTCCGTTAATCTTGTCTATTGCCTTTTGAAGTCTTTCCCGCTTTTCACGATCCACTGAATCAAAAAGTCCAAGCTGGGCACCTTCAGTTATTTCAGTGATGATAACCCCGGCTTTCTTATACTGATACCCATTCATGAATATTGTTTTTAGTCCAATCAGCGCATAATGTACTATTTCTTGCGTGTCGTTTGTTGGTATCGGAAGATGTATAATTATATTTTTCCAATATTGAGGAAGATCTTCCCGAAAGTTATTCGTGTGAATAAACACCATCAGGGATATTGCATAAGATTTTTGTTTCCGGAGTTTTTTTGCACAAGTGGAAGCGTGGGTAGCAATAGCTTCAGCCATTGTATCTATATCAGTAAGCATTTTACCAAATGAGCGACTGGTGCAAATTTGCTTCTTTGCCGGTGGAGCTGATTCCATATCAATACATGAAATACCACGAAGTTCTTTCCATGTACGTTCTCCTACAACAGTCATATTCTTGCGTACCCATGCACCGGAAAGCTGCGTAAAGTCGTATGCTGTTTTCACTCCTTGCTTTTCGAGCTTTGCTGCTTGTCTACGTCCGATTCCCCACACATCACCGATATTCGTCAGTTGTAGGGCCTTGATTCGTTTCTCCTCTGTATCAATGATACAAAGACGGTTGTAAGCTGGATACTTCTTTGCAAACTTATTTGCTACCTTTGCAAGCGTCTTTGTAGGTGCAATACCTAAACTAACAGGAATACCGGTACCACGTGTTACCTGGTTTACTATTCTTGTTCCAAGTGATTGAATATCCTGAATGCCATCAAGGTTGATAAATGCTTCGTCGATAGAATAAACTTCCAGTTCGGGTGCTAATCCTGCCAAAATAGACATTACGCGTCCGGACATATCTCCATACAGCGTATAATTGCTGCTGAATACAGCAACTCCGTGACTACTCACCAAATCCTTAATCTGATAAGCAGGTACTCCCATCTTTATACCTAGTTCCTTGGCTTCATTGGATCGTGCAATAACACACCCGTCATTGTTTGATAATACAACGACAGGTTTCCCGTTAAGTGCTGGATTGAATACCCGTTCACAGGAAGCGTAGAAATTATTGCAGTCCATCAATCCGAACATTATCTTTTCCTCCGGTTCTTTTTAATTGTATAGGTTACTATTCCCCACACCATAAACTCATTATCTCTTGTTACCTTAATCAAGGGATAATCAGGATTGGAGGGAACCAACCAAGCTGCATTAGGTTCTAATCTTACTCTTTTGACAGTAAATTCCCCGTCTATAAAGCACACGGCAAGATCATCATCCAGTAATTCAAGTGACTTGTCAATTACAAGTATATCACCTTCTTCTATTCCCTCATCCTTCATTGAATCTCCGACTACGCGTCCGTAAAATGTGCTAGCCGGATGTCGAATAAGTTCTTTATTCAAGTCTATAGCCTGTTCCAAATAGTCTTGTGCTGGTGAAGGAAAACCGGCCTTTATACCTTCGTCTGCAAATTTAAGCGGCAGATTGCTGGATATATCTATCTTATGTATTTCTATTTGCTTTTTCATAACCCTGCTTCTTTTCATTAAGAACAAAAGAGGTCAGGGTTTGCTCACTAAAGATACTCGTTTTTAATTATAAATAGTTTTTTCCCAGTCATCCAACACTGTTACATCCCACCGAGGAAGATCCGGATTAATATAGGTTACAGACCTACCATACACAGAGAAACTTTTTCCAATAAACTCGTCGATAGCTTCATCTTCCCCTTTTTGAAGACAGATATTCATAAAAACATGCATTTCTTCCCAGTTTGTAGGCCCAATGAACAAAGATTCAATGAGCCTACCTTTTACAGGAGCTCCGACAACCTGATCTTTAATTCTGTCAACCAAAGAAACTGCTTCTTCAAATGTCATACTTGTAATTTTAGAGCAAAGATATAAAAAAAACAGATGCCCTCTCCCCTATCATATAAAAGCTATTTCAATCTGTGGAATTTCAGTATTACATATTTCAATTCTATTAAGAAAGATATTTTTGTAATTCTTCGATTGCCTGTGATGCACTTCGAACTACCACATACTTATTACGGCATGATTCCGCTTGTTTTTGAAACTCCTTCTGTTCTTCTGACTGTTTCCCTACCCTCGTTTTAAACTCTATACAAAGAGAAGCAAAACCCTTTTTGGGAATAAGTACGATCACATCAGAAACACCTGGCTTTACTCCTTGACGTTTCAGGTTAGCAGCTTCCCGTACATGACGACTTCCACCATTCGGAACGGCAAATATAAGTTTGTCAGGTATATTAGGAAAATATAGAGGAATAAGTTTAAAGAACTCTGTTTGTATGCGAGCTTCCTCGTTATTATGTACTTCTTTTGAACGTGGAGGATTACGCTGATCTGCATAACAATTATAACACATAAAGCCGGTATCGGTTTTAATAACCGACACCGTTTCCTTTCCACATAAAATACACTTTTCTTTAGTCATTAATTCAAAATAAGCTAAATTGTATTGGTCTTCTACCTACTGCTGTTATCGTTCTCTCATGAATCGGACATTGCGAAGCATACGGGCATCTTCCTGACATAGCAGAAAGATGCGCTCCATGCCATTCATCCCAATCTGTTACATTATTAGCGGAGAGGAAAGTTATCAGCTTCATACACCAGAAACCTCGTTCTTTCTCTTGACCTCCTGTAACTTCAAATAACCCATTGCTCTGTGGACGCTTCATTTAATTCTATATTATTTTTGTTAATAGTTAATCCTCAATGAAATATAATTTATTCATATCAGTTCTTGTTATGGGATAATTAATTCGGGATTATCATAGATATTACCAATCACGATAGTATCATCCATTCTTGTAAGGTCAGATTGCCCGAAATAGAATAAATTTCGACCATTAGAAAGTTGAAAACGACAATTATCATATAGGATAATAGCTGTATATTCTTCTGGTTCAAAACCAAATGTAACAGTGTGAAGAATATCCCCTTCATAGATTTCTGTTCCGTTCTTGTCGAATAAGCCTGTGAATTGTCCCACAGTTGTAGTTTCTACCTTACTTCTATTAAACATTTCAGTAGCTTCGCATCCATATTGGGAAAGTTTCTTGCTGAAAATAGCCATTTCACCACTTTCGTACTGAATCAAGTCACCAAATATCCATTCGTTATTATATAAGTTTTTACCTCTGAATTTTATTGTTCTCATATTCATTACTGAATTGTTATTAGTCAATTATTTCAAATGTAACTTTCACTTTTTTACAGCGAAAGCCTTTCTTGTACATCTGTTTCCATGTCCAATTAGTTCCAGACAGCCAGTACCTGACGCAATCTCTTCGGTAATACTTTTGAGTATTCATCATAAGTGTGCCATCTGGGTAGGTTATCATGTACATTATGTCTTCACGCATATTGACTCCTTTCTTTATTGACTTAAATTATTCATCATCATAATCAGTATCAAAGATACGTGCAACCATATCGACGATATTTTCTTCAATATCCTCGGTAGAACCAGTTACAGCATTAGCTATATTCTTTTTCTCCTGGATGATTCGATAAACCTTCTCATCTATCGTCCGACGGCCAAGAAAATAGTAACAGGTTACAGAATCCTTTTGCCCGATACGGTGTGCCCGGTCCTCACATTGACAGCAGTCTGCATACGTCCAGGGAAACTCAACAAAGGCTACATTGCTTGATGCTGTAAGGGTAAGACCTACACCAGCGGCTTTTATTGAGCAAATGATAATATCTGCTTTCGGGTTGTTCTGAAAAGCGTCTACGGCTCTTTGCTTCTCGTCCTGTGAGTCTCTTCCGGTAACCGATACGGCGGTAGGAAAATAACGTTTCAGTTGGTCTACAACTTCATGAAGAGAACAAAATAGAATTATCTTCTTCCCATTCTCCCGAAAATCTTTTACAAATTCAATAACATCACGTACTTTACCGCGAGCGGAGATCTGCCGTAGAATATTGATACGTACCATCACTTCACCGCGCATTGCCTTAGCTATCTTATCGTCGTCAGCGTCCTTGTATTTCTGTAGATACATAATAAGGTCGCGTTCTGCATCCATATACTCTTTTCGATTTGTGATTTCGCAAGTATTCACCTGCCGTATTTTATCGGGAAGATCTGTGAGGACAAGTGACTTTTCACGACGAAACATACAGTACTTCCATAGGTTAAAATTCAATTCTCTCAAATTTGATGCTTCTCTCTGTCCGGAACAGTATCTATCAACAAATGGTTTATATCCACCGAAATCGTTCATTCGATCTAAAATAGCCAACTGCGGAATCAAATCTTTAGGCCGATTTACCACCGGTGTTCCCGTCAATTCAATAACCCATTCTTTGCCGGTACAAATACCTTTGCAAAACTTAGCCTGCTGGGTTGATGCAGATTTGCAACGATGGCTTTCATCAATGATAACAGACTTGAATAAATTGATTGAGTTTCTAAATTCCACATCTCGCAGCGTCCAGCCTTCAGCTTTCTTTATACGTTGTACAAAGTACTTCTTTAATGATTCATAGTTAACAATAAATACCTGGTGCATTCCTGTCTGAAAGAAAAAAGTCCATGTATCACGTACCTTGTCGGTTAGGATCATCGCCTTTTTATCCGTAAACTTCTCCCATTCACGTAGCCAGTTGATTTTTAATGATGAAGGGCATACAACAAGACAAGGAAAAGCGTCTGCGAGGTTAATTGTTGCTATACTCTGTAATGTCTTCCCCAAGCCTGGTTCATCGCAATTCATAAATCGTTTAAGTTGCAAACCACGTGCAATACCTTTAAGTTGATAAGGATAAGGCTGAATTTTCAAATTGTGCGGAACGGTTAAATCAGGTAATTCCGGAATATCATAAGCGATATCCTCCTCCTTTTTTTCTGTACCATTTACCCAATTGATATTCTCAAATTGCCGTATTTGATAAATCATTCTTTCAAGGTCAACTCTACTCCGAGCTGGAACTATCCAAACTTTTTTTGCACCGTCAAAACGTCTTCCGGGAATTTGTCGGACTCGATCTACAATAGAAGGTTTATACTTGAATGATAATTCAAAGTTATCTCCTTTTAATTCAATATTCATGATTTAGAGTATTTTATAGGGGGATAATTTCCCCCTATGGTGATTGTAAGTTATGCGGTTGCGTCAAGAGGTGCAGGAGCATCTATCTGTTTTTTTCTTCCTTTTTTCTTCGGCTTTTCTTCCACTATGATAGCTTCTTCTGGTTCATCGGTTTCGAAATCAAGACGTTCTTGTCTAATTCCCCATTTTTCTTCAAATAGGTAACTTTCTACTTCAGCATCACATGCAGCTGCATCAATGCTTAATTCTTCGTAGTAGGGATATTGTTCGTCAAGGAGAGGAACGAAGATTTTCAAGTCAACGACTTTGCCGGACTGAAGAAGTTTGGATCCCATGATAGTTATTCCGGAAACCCCATCGACACTGTCATTCGCATAACCTGTAATGATATAATTTTCTAGTGTCTCTGCATATCCCGGAGAAGAAAAGCTATCCTTGTTGATATTAGAAGCCTCTGGCTGTTCACACAATACGACGAGATGCAATCTAAGCCAAATAAACGCCTCCCTTAAATCGCTGTGAATGATCTGATCGCAGCTCTTGTTAATTACATTCGTGTAGTTTGCTTCAGAGAAGCGTTCATTATACACAACATTCAGCCGGTCTTTCTTAACGACCGCCTTTTTAATCTCATTTTTTACTTGTTCCATAATCTTCTTTGGTTGATAAAGTGATAATACTAAATGTTGATACAACTCCCATGACGGCAGCCGTAGTTATTTCTCTTGATGTTGCATCTTCTCTTTGAGAAAAAGATAATGCTGTAAACAGGCCGACAACGGCCAGTCCGATTGTAATTTTTCTTAAAATTTTCATGATAATTACTTTTTGTTGTTATGCATTCCGGCCATTTTCATTTCCTCTTTTGCTTTACTTATCACAGTTACACACCATGATAATTGATGTGTTGCTGTCCGGTTACAACGTTCGCACCAATCGACGAGATATCGCTCCTCCCGGCATAAAGAACTAATTAGGGCATTTATCGCTGTTGCTGTCGCTTTCGCATTTTTAGCTGTATCAACGAGTGTTTGCATGACCTCGGACTTCATTGTCTCATTAAGCCAGTATTTCGAGTCTGCAAGCAGTTTGCCGGAGCGAGCAACATATACAGCCAGGTCATTGCCACGCTGTACGGCTTCTTCAGCATTTTCGCTCATTGTGATATTGAGAAAAGAATCAATATTTTGTAATTCAGCCAAAATTTGTTCTTTTGGAGTGATTAGTAAGTTCATATTGTTTTCACTTAAAATATATTTAAACCATTAGTTGCCACCATTTAAAAGCAAGGTCCTCGTATTTCTCTTTCCCCTTGATATACGTAGGGTGGTTACGGTCGGTGATAAAATGCTTGAAGATTTTACAGTTCTTTTTTGAGATTGCGTAGATGAAATCTCTATTGCTCCCTGCAATATCCATATACCAGGCACGGGAACGGTCCCAGTCGAAAAAGTCGATAGCTTCATCAAATTGCGCCTGTGACTCTGCAAAAGTCGTTTTTAAATCACCTCCAAAATTGTAAGCAGACAACCACCAATCCCATTTACATCGTGTATCAAGATGGTAGGCAAAATTTCCATAATAGAACTCCTGCTGCTTATTTACCATGAACTTCTGTGTATCAGATTGCGCCAACACGACAGCCAGGAATTGATCTTTCTCCGCCTCTTTCCGGAGCGCCTTACGCATTTCAAGCCCTAGCTCAAATTCTTCTGTCGTATACAAGTAATCGTCTACCATCAGCTTGTCATACCGGACACGGTCATTCTCTGTGATAAGAGCATCTACGAGAGTACCGAACTTGAAAGCCTTTTCTTTATCCCCGTATTGAACACGGGGATAAAGATAGTTTTTAAGCTCTGTCAGATCTGAATTACTGACTTCCGAACGTGAATAGTATGAATCGGGATTTGACATAACTATTTAGCTTTCACATCTGCTTCGTAGCTGATGAATTGTGATTCAATATGTGTCTGATCTTTACTGTTTGCTTTCTTCTCGCAGTATGTAGTCATCTTTTTAAAGATCTTCTCTAACTCATCAAAAGGAAGAGTCTGCCCCTCGCCTATCCACCACATCTGAAATATTTCCAGGTATCCTTGCTGATGAAGAACAACAATCTTTTCTTTTACCTTAGCGTTTGTCGGTGGAGGTGCAACAGATGCAGCAGCACCAGCAAAAAGATTACCGATTGAGCTTTGTTGCGTTTTCATTGCAACCTCCTGCCTATCTGCTTCTTCCTTTCTCTTTAACTCTTGTAATTGTTTGGCTGCCTCTTCTGCTTCTCGTTGTTTGCGCAATTCTTCTGCTTTTGCGGCTTCTTCTGCATTTGCCAAGCGAAGCTGTTCCAGTTCAGCCAACTCTTTACGCTTAGACGGAATACGGTCGATAAGATCTTGTTTAACACTTGAAATTTTAGCCTTATACTGTTGAGCATATTGCTCATATTTACCCAGCAATGTATTTTTGCGAATCTCTGCTTTTATCTCCTTATTGATATAATAGGTAGCATATTCAGCAGTGAATTTATCAAAATGAGCTTTCGGGTAATCAGTTTGGAAAACAGTTATACCGATTACTTCTCTATCAAAGTTTACATAAGTCAATCCCGAAAAAATATTCTGCAGCTCGGTTACCTTAGAAGATAGATATGAACTGAAATAAGAAAGAAGTCCATTTTCTATTGCTTGTTGATAGCTTACCTTTTCATTATTGATTAATACTCTTTGCTCGGCTTCTTTCTTTCTCTTCTGCTCTTCTTCATATTTGAACTTAGCATACTCATTGCGCTTTGCTACAAGCTTTCCGGGGATTGTAGAAGAATCCTTAGGATCAATTTCTTTTTCTTGTGAAGTAAAGAAAGAACGAACTTTGTCGAATATCTGCGTGATGGGCTTGCGACGTTCGTCCATATTCTTGAGAGTAGTATTTACTTTTTTCAAGAAGTCAGCTGCAGCCTGATCTATCGTTTCATTCATACCTTCTCCCTCGATTGTATCAAGGAGAGCCTGCCCTGCTTCATTACATTTTTTTACGGAGAGAGTATTCCTTCCCATAATTTCGGGAAATGATGAAAAAATGTTTTTTACTTCGTCTATTTTGATTAATTCTGTTGCCATAATCGTTTTCTTAAATTGGTTAGTAATAGCTAGAAGCCTCCGTCTGCATCATCGTCAGATACTGCCACTTGAACGGGCTCCGGAGCGTCTAATTGTTTTTCTTCCCCAAAAGGTATTTTGGTATCATCTGCAGAGGCTGTAGATTGAACAGGCTCATTAACCTTTTCTTCATCGACAATGCCATAATCGATAACTTCTTCATCTTCCTGCTCTGTCGCCATCATAGTATACTTTCCGGTACGCACCTTGGGGTAAGCATCAAAAGCGTGCTTTATCATCTTGTTCTCAAGGAATCCCGGATCAACACCACCACTATTCGAATAATACAGTTCATTAGCTTTGCCTTCTACTCGTTGTCCATCTTTGTTGTAGTATGAGTTGTTTTTTGCTGAAAACTTAGCCAGGCGTTGGATATCACCTTCAAGTAACCATTGATAGTCTTCAGATCCGTCACAACGAACTATACGAATGAATGCCCCTATTACATTAGAAGACTTACGAGGTATAGCGGCTGAATAAGTAATCTTCTTTACACCATTATCCAGACTGATAGAGAATATATCTCCTTCGTAAACTATAACCGGATTATCCGCATATCGAATCTGCCCAGCACGCATGCGCATGGTCAGTTCTCCATAACCAGTAACAGAGACACTAGCTCTTTTTTCATATCTATCAAATCCTCGTTCATCTTTTTGGCCCGTTTTTACCTTTCGTGGAATGAGATAACAATGAGGATGTGATGTATTATCAAGTGATAGCCCATTTACAGCCATATCGAGGAAGCAACCAAACAGTGACATCTTACTACATTCAGCCAGCGAAGGATTCTCACGAAGAACCTTCTGGAAATTAAATACTTCCTTGTGGTAAATCTGTTCCCCCATTTGAGAACCCCAAATAGCATTGTACATTTGAATAAATTTCGTCTGTACATTTTCATTTTCGACAATTTTCGTTGCTGGAAGTGCGTTAAGCTCCTCCACTTTAATTTCAATAATGTTACTCATAATTGTTTAAATATTAGTTATTTATTAGTCTCCTTGGTATACTCCACGGCTGTATTCTTCCATTAAGAGTATGTCTTCAGCTGTAGGTTCTTTTCTGATATCTGTTTTTGATGAACTACATTTGATGGGAGAAGGACTGTAATTTTTAATAGCGCTTTCTCTTTCATCCAACTGCTTTCCTATCTTATCCTGTAATTCCTTTAATAAGGAAGATCCTTGTTTAACTTGTGTCATACAGCTGTCTGCATTAATTGTTTGATGATATTGTCCGGAACTTTATTATGCAAATCCATCATTGCGCTAGCTGTTTCCAGCTCTGACCGCTTCACATAATATTTTCCTCTTTCCTTATTATTTGCCGGATAAAACTTAATCCATGCTTTTTCGCGCCATTCTGTTATAAGGCGTTTTCCATATATATCTTCCGCTTGTGATATAGTTACTACTTCGGGAAGTAGCCCTAACATCGTCAACGTTTGAACAGTTCCGATCTTAATACATCGTGCGACCATCATTTCGAAGCAATTTTCCATAATCTCTAATTAGACTGTTTCTTTGTTTAACTTTTGAATGGTGTTGAGCTTTTGATTACTGAAACACATCTGCATCTCTATGCTATGCTGCCTGATTAATATTGATTAGAGTTCATATACTTCTTCAATCCTATTTCTTCGTATTCTTGCCCGCCGACTCCGGTTAAGGTCGTTGTTGCAGTCAAATGCAATCTGAAAAGCAATAATTCCAAGAAATGAGAGAGCGATTAGCGATTTTTGCAATTGCTTGAAGTCAATATTTAGAGCAAACACTCTATTTATCCACCAAGCACCAAGTTCGTTCAGTTTGCTGGTTCCTGTCTTTTTATAAGCCTTGTCGAGCAGGACATTTACCGTACCATAGGCAGTACCTAATCTGTCGGCAATCTCTTTCTTTGCTAGGCCACAGGCAGCCAATCCTGCTATTTGATTTTCCCTCTTGGTTAAGGTAGAATCAGCTTGCAGATCCATGATGCAAAATCTCTAATTCGGCTGCCGCTCTGGAAACTCCTTTTGTAGCTTCGAGGGCTTCATTAGCCATTCTTACAGCGACATTCAATACTTTAGCTTTGTAGGTTGAACGAGCGGAAGCAGGTTTGTTGTTGAGGATATTGTGCACTGTACCCTGTGAGCATCCTACCTCCTTCGCAATCTGCTTTTCGTATCCGTAAGGCAGATTAGCTTTGATAGTTTCTAATTGATTTTCCATATACATTATTATATTATAGTAATTAGTTCCCTGGAAAGCGACCAAGCCTGCCAAGGACAACGTATCGCTGTTGCGCGGATGATTAAAGATTCATTCTATCTCGTAACCTCTTTCAGATTCTCCATTACCGGAAGGCGCATTCTCAAAGGGTTTGCATCGAAAACTAAACCTGCATGCTTTATTATTTTAGTCTTTAACTTCTTCGCAAGTTTCTCCGAGCCAAGCGACACATTCTGTTGTACCCCTAGTAAAGTCTACTGCCTTATTTTTAGGATTGAATTTACCCTCAACTATATCTCCTTCTTTTACTCCTGCTTCCTTTTTTAGCTCCCATAGAAGCCATTCGTTACCAGTTGAACCGATTACATTCTTGATTCTCACTTTCATGACTTAATCCTCCATTTCTTTATTATCTTTATCTTCTACTTGTAAGGCTTCAAGCATTTCGTCATCAAGTTTAGAAAGATCGAGTCTTACTTCTTCACCGGAGTGGTAACTTGAAACTACTAGAATACAGGAATATCCGTTCTCATTGTATTCGAAATCAAAACGTTTACTTCCGCCTAGGATGCGCATTACTTCATTTAGATTCTTCATATCTTGTCTTTTTTAGAGTAAATAATCTATTTAGTTAACTTTGTTGCCCTTTTATTTTGGCGTTATCAATGTTTTGCGTTAACTTTATAGTGCAAATATAGAACTAAAATCTATGCGTATAGATATAATATAGATAAATAATCTACATATTAAAGAAAATTAAGAATTAATGAAAGAATCAGTTAGAGATAGACTACTCCAATTTATCAATGAGCTAGGTATAAGCACAAGAATGTTCGAGCAACAATGCGGTTTAAGCAATGGTTTCGTTCGGAATACAGGAGATTCTATAAGGAGGAGCAATTTAGACAAAATATCTACAGTATTTCCTGAACTCAATACGACTTGGTTGTTGACAGGCGATGGGAATAAGTTAAATCCTTCTTCGAATAATCCCGTCAGTTCTATATCATCAGAGATATCTACACCAAGTAAATTATCATCTAAAGGAATACCATATTATGACGTTGATGTTACTATGGGATATGATGAACTACCCAACGATCAGACTAATATTCCCAATTACTACCTGCACATTCCCGCTTTTCAGAATTGCGATTGTGCGGTACCAGCTTATGGACGCTCTATGATCCCGGATATCAATGATGGTTCTATTATAGCTATCAAGGAGGTAGGTTTGGATAGTGTTCTTCCCGGAGAGGCATACCTTATTATTACAGATGACTACAGGACCGTGAAGTATATCCGTAACTGCAAGGATAATCCCAACAAGTGGCGCTTAGTCCCAAAGAACCTAGAAGAGTTCGACGAGATGATAATAGACAAGGCTAAGATCTTACGCGTGTTCCTTGTAAAAGGGGTGATTACAAACAAAATATTATAATAAAATACCAACATAGCATAGCAAACTCAAATAAAACAACTTATAAAAATTACTATCATGAAAAAGATTTTATTTTTAACGATGACTGCATTATTAACAAGTTGCACATCAAATCAACAGCAAACAGTAAAACTATCAAACGAAATAGATTCTTTGAAAGCAGAGTTATCTACATATAAAGAAAAATATGGAGAACTGAAGACAATAGATGAAAAAAATAACATATTTGGAATTTGGGAATTATCTCATTATGTTGACGATTTTGGAGAGAAAACACAGGAAGGGTATATACGTACCTTTTGTACAGGTACATTTAGCAATTCAGCAACCACAAATTCAGAATTAGGTGTTCAATTTATTATCGACAAATCAGGTATGAGAATACAACTATATGAATACAATCGAAATCACCCAATTAAAGGTGAAGGATTTTTTAAATTTAAAACCAAGAGGTCTGATGGCGAAACTTTAGAATTCAAAACCTATAACGCAGAAAACGGAAGCAACTTTGTAGAAGAAGAGTATTTTGAAGCGCTAATGACTTTTTTACAAAAAGAAGGAGAAGCTAAATTTATTGCAGAATCTTCAAGTTCGAGTACGTTAAGCAATTATAAATTCTCACTGACAGATACTTCATATCTAAAAGAAGCACTATCAAAAATATAAGCAGAGTTCAAGAGTCTAACAGATTGATTATGTAACTAAAAATACAGAATATAATGACATCTATAAAAATGACTGATATTGACCCTGCCTTAGCACTCAAGATCCTAAATGTCAAATTAGGAAGTATATTGAAAATAGCAGAGGAAAAATATGGTATACGAGATACATCTTATTCAATATGTGGAGTATCCTATACTGAAGAAGGCTTTCCGCACACATGGTTTCCATTTCTTAGCTCTAAAGTAGTTGGAATTAGAGTGATGGATATATGTAAGAATGATATAAATAGAGGATTGTATCAGTTAGCACATGAGATAATACATTGCTTGTGTCCCCACCGAGAAATTAATGCTAATGTATTTGAAGAGGGGCTCGCAACTCACTTCGCAGCTGAATATATGGACGAATATGAGAAGCAACCGGATTGGCATCCTGCCGAAACTGATTATAAATATGTATTAGCGCTGAAGTGTATAAAGAAAGCATTTGAAATTGACCCCAACATTGCAACAAAGTTAGTCGCTAAAGAACGTAATTTCGTGAATATCACTGAAAATATGATACTTGAGGTTTCACCGAAACTCCCAAGAGATTTAGCTAAAATTCTTACTACAGACTTTTATGATGACTCATGGATAGAGCTAGCTAATAAGATTGAATAAATTGATTGTGTAACTAAAAAATAATATTTATGAAAACAGCTTTTTTATTGGGTAGTATAGGATCAGGACTAATTCTATTATGCAACCTTTATTCATTTGTCCAATTGGTAATAATTGACGGTGCAGAATATTTGCATCAAACATACTACATTCAAACCATTATTGGTTTTATAGCATGGGCGCTAATTCTTATTTGTTTCATAATCGCTTATCAAAAACAAAACAGTAAATCATGGAAGGATTGATACAATTTACAGGTATAGTGATGATTGCATTTGGAATATTGCAGATTATCCTTTTCTTTAAGGTTTGGGGGATGACTAATAACGTCAAACGTATTTGGAAGAAAATAGATAATAAGGACTTTCTTTCAGATGCTTGTGTTTCTTATATAAAAGGCAACTTGGAAGAAACTGAAAGGTTGGCAAATGAAGCTTTTCTGCAGGAAGTAGCTTTGCTTTCTAAATCATCTGAATCTTATGAAGATTGGGTTGATAGTTATAGAAAAATAAAAGAGAAATATACTCGTCTTTTCAAAAAGATAGATAAGCCAGCTCCTGATTTTAATAAATATGAAGACCCAAAGATGTATCTATTGTAAATTGGTGATAGCTAATTGATTGTCTTTAAAAAGTATTTTTCTTATGAATGACGTTGAAGCTTTAAATGATAAGCTCAAAAGTTTTGAAGATCCCGAGGATATAAAGAGGTTCGTGTTGTATTGCTTTAAAAAGGATAAAAATTTTGTAGAAAAATGGAGGCATAATCAAAGAACAAAAAAATACGATAATAATAGTAAGAATAATGACGCAAAAAAACTAATAATGGAAGCCTATATTGCGTGGGGATTATTGGAAAGAATTGAAAAAGTAGAAGATGGAAAAACAGTATACTATAAGCGCATAACTAAGAAAGGTTTAAAAGCATTAAAATGGAGGTATATTGCTCCACAGAAACCGGATTGGTTAACAGAAAAAGCACGGTATTGGATTACGACTGGCATTTCAATTCTTGCGTTAGTATTATCCAATATAGCAATCTTTAAATCATGTAATTAGGAACATATTATGAATATAGAAACATATATAAGTCTTGGCTTATCTGTATTAGCTGCAATTGGAGCTTCATATACTTATGTTGTACATACTAGAAGGCTTAATTCACAGCAAAAACAAATCAATGATTATCAACTCAAACACTTAAAAGAAGAGGAAGATGAAAAGAAAAAAGCATTGATTCAATGCTGTAATATATCTATGCCAGGAACTCAAATGGATATCTTACAAATACAGAATATAGGCAGTGCTGCAGCCTACAATATTAATTTTGATATAGATGAAGAAGATATTCAATTTAACATGAGTGACGAATTATTTCCATTTCCTAAACTATTACCTGGGCAATCCATTGACATACGTTATTATTATGGGGGAAATAATGAGCATCAGACAATAACCTTTACTTGGGATGATGATTATGAAAAAGGAGAAAAAATAGAGCAGGTTCTTAGCCTTTAGTGTTAGACTGACTTATCCAATCCTTAATAATTGGAATCCAGATAAGGCAGCAAGTAATAGCATTGAAAATGAGAATGACTCTTTCTGGTTTCATAATGATTTTATCTTAAAATATAAAATATGGAAGAAAAAGACAAGTTAATTGCTTCTCTCCGAAAGCAACTTCAAAAAGCATTGCAGAAAAACAGTGCCCAGGAGCAAGAGATAGCTCTCTTGAATTATGAGTTAGAAAGGGCTAAAATAAGGCTCTCAAAATAGCGTTCTTTGAACTATCTTTGAAATGGTTAGCTCACATCATTATAATTGACTGATATGTAACTGAATATCCTTTATAATCACGCTGCTTTGGGAGCAGGGGGTCGTGGGTTCGAATCCCGCTACCCCGACGAAGAAAATCAAGTCAAGATTCACAAAATAAAGCCAGTACAATTAGTATTGGCTTTTTTATTATATATAGGATAAGTGTAATTATCCCCGTTTGGGGGCAAATAAAAAGGGCAATTCTTTGAACTATCTTTGAACAGGTTTCTAGCATTATCCTCATTTTCTTATTTAATTTAGAGTAAAAATCTATTTTGTTAACTTTACTACCCTTTTATTTTGGCGTTATCAATGTTTTGCGTTAACTTTATAGCGGAAATACAAACATTGTTTATAGAGAAAACGATAACAAACAAAATACTTAAACACATGAAGAAAACTCTGCTGATGCTCGTTGTTATTTTCATTTCACTATATTCGCATTCACAAAGTCCCTTTCTGAATTTTAGAATTCCAGAAGAATCAAATAAGCGTATCATTGGATATTCTTCAAGTAATAAAATAAATGTTTTTTTGAATATAAAATATCAATCTTGTAATACTCTAATACAGTATTACAAACAGGATTCTAATAAATTGATTGTGTAACAAAAATAACGATATGATGAAAAAGTTTTTTTATTTGAGTGCGATACTAGCCATAGTTTTGGTTTCATGTAATTCAGAAAAGGAGTATATAGCAAAACTCTCTAATACCGCTTCTATGATTGAGAAAGAAGCTGATTTAAGTGAAGCAATAGCTCTTCATTATTGTGATACTTGGAGAAAAGTAATTTACGATCATGAATACAATGGAGAATATTGCACTGATTTCAATGAAGCCTTAGCGAAGCATCAGGAGTTTATTATCACAACAGATACCTATAAGAGACTAAAACAAAAGAGAGATTCAATCGAGGCTATAATGCCACAACTAAATGATTATCCTTCCAGTTGTAAAGATGCTTATAATGAGTTAGTATCAATATATGCAGATACAGATGAATTATTCAGATTCGCAGATGAGCCTAGGGGCTCTTTATCTACATACTCAACAAAAACAACAGACCTTTATCAAAAGATAGAAAAGTCACTGAAAGAATTTAAAATAAAGCATATACAAAACAAATAATTTAAAAGAGTAGTATAGTTATTGTAGCAGCTTATTGAATTTAAGACTATCAAAAGACAAAATAATAATTTCACTTCAAGAGCAACTTCAGAAAATACTGCTAGCAAATAGTGTTCAAAAGCTAGAAATTACTCTTTTGAATTATGAGTTAGAAAGGAATAGAACGAAGATCTCAAAATAGCGTTTTTGAACTAGCTTTGAAATAGTGACGGTATATGACAGCGATACCGTCACTATCGCAAGCATATACCGTCACTATCTTTACCGGATAGCGTCACCCTT